GTTGCATTGTTGGTACGGGTAGTTGTTCATTGTTCATCATGTTACCGATGTATGGTTGTGCGTATGCGGGCACGTTGCTCGTTGCGCCTGGTTGGCCTTTACCACCGCCTAATTGAGGAGGCATTGGGTTACCTAATTGAGGAGGCATTGTACCACCAACACGTTGTCCATTAGGACCTATAGTATCTGGAGTTACTGTACCGCCCATAAAAGTAGCACCGGGTTGTAAGCCACCCATTTGAGTACCCATTTGACTTGCTATTTTACCAAACCCACCTTGTGGTTGTTGCGCTGGTTGTTGTGCAGGGTTTGGACGGCCTTTACCGCCACCCAATTGAGGACGTTGTCCTGGTTGCGGTTGCATTTGTTGTTGTCTTGCTGCCGATGCCATACCCATTTTAAATCTCCCTAATCATACTTACGTGGGCCGAATGATACCCGATGTCATTTAAAAAACTCTTTGCCCATCCGGGCCTGCCCACTAACGTGATTGCTTGACAGCCTTGTCTCTTGCCCCAGCGAACTACGTCTTTTTCAAGCTCTATTATTGTTTCCATATTACCGCCAGCTAGAAAGCAATGTATCACTTTTTTCCTAGGGTATACAGTAATCTGTGTAATAACCGCTGCATCTTTTGCAGGCCACAAATGTAAGTCACCCATTGCCACGCCATCAGCAATATCTATTATATTAAACGTACCATTAGAATACTCTAATGCGTCTTCAAGCCACTGCCTACATCGTTTAAACTCTGGAACCCATTCGGGTTCTACACCATCTACTTCATACGAAGTATAGTCTACGAATATCAAACCATACGGCCCCGTGTTTTACCACGTTGTACACAACCATCAGCGCGAGCAGATACAGAACCGCCTTTTTTGTATGGACGTGGTTGTATATCTCTACCCTTAGAATCTTTTGGAGGACCGTCGTATTCAGCTTCCGGTGGAAGTTTAGGTGTAGGTTTCTTTACTTTTGGTGTAGGTGTTGCAGAACCGTTGTCTACTTCAGCTTCCCAAGCTTCTATTTTCTTAGCCATAATTAACACATCTTCCCGCGGGTTTTACCGCGAACTTCAATACCACCGCCACGAGCATATTTAGCGCAGCCACCAGATTTCATCTTTTTAGCTTCTTCCATCTTCTCGCCTTTAGCATACTCAGATGGAGTAATTTTGCCAGCTTTAATAGCCTTAGCTTCTTTGACTTCTTCGCCGTAAGTTTCCTTACCTTTGAAGAGTTTGTTTAATTTAGATTTAGCCATGATAGCTCCTTGTTAACATTTCCAACGTTTTAGTGATGCTGCTTTGCGTGTAGGCTTGCCATTCTCGTCTTTCATTGGGCCTGGCATACCTGACATACGGGCACAAAACGATTTCTTGCGAGGGCCACCTTCTGGCTGAGGAGCTTTCAAGTTAGACCCTGTTGCTGCATTGTATTTTGCACGTCCTTTGGCGGTAAGTCCAGCACCTTGCGGTACTGGTAATTTCTCACCACGACCAACTGCTAATGATGGACCGCCTTCTTTAAACTTCTTGCCCTTGTCCGCTGCATTAAACTCTTTCGCTACTTTTGTAGGAATACCCACCTTCTTAGCAAATTTAGGGTTATGAGCGGCCGCAGCCATCTTAGCTTGAGGTTTACTCTTGCTCGGCATCTTCTACAACTTCTTTAGCTGGTGCTTCTTTTTGAAGTTTAGCTTTGCGAACATCTTTAACTTCTGCTTTAGCTTCAGGTTCTTTTTTGTCGCCCCAGCCATTTTCATTAATTATCATAGTAATTTCCTATCCAAATAGTTTATGTGCGAATTGAGTGACAAGAGCGCCAAGAGCACCGCCGGCACCACCAACCATCATCAAGACTCTCCAACCCCCACGAGCTTCCGCAAGAGTTGTGTTAATATCATTAAGCGTAGCTTTAATTGATTCCATATCCTGGACCAATTTATCCATATCAGTTTGTAGATGTTTAATCTCAGTTTCATGTACTGCTAGTTCGCGTTCTACGCTCATTATGCAGTTCCATTATTCTTTATTAACACAATATTAAAGAATGCACTAACCGAGTTATTTGCAGCACTACCAATGGCTGAAGCACCAATACAGTTTTTTTCTGCTACTGCAATAGGGTACGTAAAGTCGTAGGTAACAGAGCCGTTATTTAGTGTAGACACAGCAGCGACGCGTAAAATACCGTCAGGACTGTGCTGTTTCAAAAACGCTGTAATGGATGTAGAACCCGAGGCTTGTCCTGCAGTTATGGTGCCTTGTACTAAGTATGCCGTATAGCCAGCAGGGACACAGTAATGGGCTGTAGTACGTGTATTATAGCCGATAGCAATCAGGTCATATAGAACGGCTGGAACACCAGCGGTAACTACACCTGTCCCTACGTTAATTACACCTGCATTCTCACCACCAGAACCGACTGTTACAACGTACAACTGGTTAACATACATGTATGAGTTTGTGGTGTTTACGGCAGTTTGCCCGTTTAGTATTACCGTTTCACTAACAACGTTATAACTACCATTTAGCCCTTCGATGTATACCGTACGGGCGCCTGTACCTGCAGACGTATCATCTGCGCTAGTAGAGCTAACTTTTAAAACAGAAGCGGTTGTAGGGTGAACAATAGTGCCCCCATCTGGCCAGATAGTTTCTTCTGATGTATCTACATCAGGGTTGTAACCAAAGACAGAAAAACTATTGTGCATTGTGATTTGACCACGTGCAACTTGTAACTCGAATGGCTCATACGTGCCTACTCGGGTTATTGATGAAACTACGCTCATATTAATCTCCTTAGATTGAAAGCGGGGCCGAAGCCCCTAGATTAATTAAGCAGTCAAGTTGTTAGCTTGGATGTAACGAACTGTGATTACGCCAGCGCCTGTACCTGTGTTTGTTGATGTAACAGCAATCTTAACATCTGTTGTACCTACATCAATGAAAGCACCTGTACGAGTAGCATCTGTACCTGGAGTAACTGAAAGTACGCCGATAGCAGCGCCATCAACTGCACCTGCAGCTGTAAATGCTGTGGCCAAAGCTGTTGTACCTACGCCGAATGTTGTAGCTACACCTGACCATACCGCTGTAACGTATACGTTAATTTCTACGATTTGGCTGTTTGCTGGGATTACGATTGTCGTTACTGCTGAAGCTTGTGTGATTGCTTGTGATTGTGCCATTACAACTTGACCAACGTTAGCAATGTTAGTGCCTACTGTAGTACCTGTTGTGTTGCGGATGTTACCGGCACGTATTGGGCCGCTGAATGTGGTATTAGCCATTTGAATTTCTCCATACAAAGTAAGCCTACTAGTCTTGTATGCGTCCGCCGGGACAGTCTAATAAGCCGGATTTAATATTCCCGGTTGATGTAGCCTTTATACTATGTTATTGTTTGTGTGTCAACTGATTAGTGGAGTATTTATGCCCTATAAAGACCCAGAAGTTCGCAAGGCAAAAGCAAAGATTTACTCAAAAAGACATTACGATAACAATAAACCTGCTCAGATAGAGCGAATTAGGCTAGGCAAAATAAAGAAACGCGCCCAGTGGGAAGCATATAAAGCGACATTATCGTGTGCAAACTGCGGTGAAAACCACCCTGCCACCTTAGATTTTCATCACTTAATAAAAGACCCCGCAAATAGAAAGATAAGCGAACTTTCGCAGAATGGGGCTTACAAGATCGCCCGAGAAGAAATAGAAGCCAAATGCATAGTGCTATGCGCCAACTGCCATCGTAAGCACCACCACGAAGAACGGCAATTAAAAGCAGGTCAAATTACAGAAAGGTAGGCGTAGATTTGGTAGTTGTTACATGTAACGCAGAAAGCCGAAAAACTCGTTACTTACTACATCCTCTAATGTCGGCTTAACCGCCTATGTTTAAACAAATGTTTAGACTATTTGTTCATTACGTACATTGTAACTTCAAAGCCAAAACGCATTTCAGTAGCTGCTGGTGATGTCCACATGATTATATTCCTTTAAAATTTGTACACATGATTGTGTACATGTACGAATTCTGCTCTTTTCTATACTTATCGCAATACGGAAAACCATTAAAAAAGGGAGCCGAAGCTCCCTCTTATCTTACCTAGCGTTTATTAAGCGCCAGCTGAACCGTACATACCTAATGGATCAGACCAACCGAATGAATAACGCTCACGTGCTTTATAACGAACGTTACCAGTATCGAAGTCGCCATCCATTGATGTTGCTAATGGAGTACGTACAAAGTGTTTCATACCGTTAGGTACGTCTGTTGTCAAGAACCAAGCATTTGAGTCGGTCAAGAAGTGGTTAATTGCGTAACCTTCTGGAATTGAACCGTTGTTTTTCAATGCGTTGATATCGTTGTCAGCAGTGCCAACACGTAATTCAGTTTCCAACAAGCGAGTTGCAACGAATTGCAATGCTGGTGGAACAACCAATTTACGAGGTTTAGCAGCGATCAATAGGCCACGTTCGTCAGTCCAAGCGGCGATTTGAATAACTGCATTTTCCAATGAAGTTTCGTTCAAGTCTGCTGGAGTGGTTGGAATGTTGCTGTTTGTACCGCCAGTAACAAGTGGGTGAGATGCACTGAATAGTGGCACACCGTCGCCGCCGTTGTATGAACCGCTGGTGTTGAAACCGTTGTTCAATACGTTAGCTGCTTTAACTTGTTTTGTGTAAGCCATACCACGAGCTAATGCTTTAGTGTAGCGAGCAGATAAAGTGTCATACAAGTTATCTTCTACTGCTTCTTCAGTCAAGCTGAAGCCTAAAGCGATAGTTTCGTGTGTGTAGCGAGCTGTCCAAGCTTCTTGAGCATTGTCATAAGCGATGGCGTTGCCTTCGTTTTTAACTGG